ATGACATTGTTACACTTTATCAATTGAGGAAAAATAAATTTTTGCCACATGATTGTTGGAAAATAATAAAGGATTTTCTTGTTGATAATTCAGATAAAAATATTATTTATAAATTTAATTTTTTTAAATTTTTTACATGTGGATTATGTGGAAATTATATACAAGGTTCGAAGGGATGTCGGATTAAATGTGGTACAGCATGTGAAATTTTAAGAAGAACAAATCAATATATAAGTGTGCCGTCAGGTTGGTAATATTTTTTTTATATCAAAAAAAATAAAACTGATTCTGTTAAGATGAAGGTTTAAAGTCTAATGTATAAAAATATAAATGTCTTATTTAACTATTTATGACAATAAAGTCAAAAATGAAATAGAGGATCCAGTAATGGAATTCAAGTTTCCATTGGATCTTTTTCAAAATGAAGCTTGTTATAGGATTTCGAAGGATGAAAATGTTTTTGTGACTGCTCATACAGGTTGTGGTAAAACTGTTGTTGCACTTTATACAATAGCACACACTTTGCGTCAAGGGAAGAAAGTTATTTACACATCTCCAACAAAATCTCTTTCCAACCAGAAATATGATGAGTTTTCGAAACATTTTCCCAATGTTGGTATTCTTACTGGTGATATTAAGATGAATCCTGATGCTGATTGTATCATTATGACTACTGAGATTCTTTTGAATATTTTATTTAAACCAAAAGGAGGATCAATTGGTGGATCATTGAGTATTGATTCGATTGGAGCAGTAATTTTTGATGAGGTTCATTATATTAATGATCCAGATCGTGGTAAAGTTTGGGAAGAAACTTTGGTTTTGCTTCCTCCAAGAGTTAATTTGGTACTTTTGTCAGCAACTGTTGATAAAGCGGATAGGATGGCGAATTGGTTGGGAGATATTAAGAAGAAGCCAATTCATTTAATTACTACTTTGAAACGTGTTGTTCCTTTGAAGCATTACTTTTGGTCACCAGATAATGATGAGATGATCGAGATAATTGATGAACATGGTAATTTCCATAATTACAATGAGGTTAAACAGAGATATAGAAAGAGGAATTATTCATCGATTATTAATGATTTTGTGTATCATTTGAAGAAGAAAAGGATGTTACCAGCAATTTATTTCAAGTTTTCACGTGTTCAATGTGAGAAATGTGCTAGGGAGATTATTGGTAACTTTGTTACACATGAGGAGAGGAAAGAGATTGATTTGATTTTCAGGAATAAATTGACTAAATATAAAGATTTCTATGGTCATCTCCAACAGTATCAAGATGTTCATGCTCAACTTTTGAAGGGTGTTGCATATCATCATTCTGGTTTGATTCCGATCTTAAAGGAGATTATTGAGATTTTGTATGCGAAAGGGTTGATTAAGATTCTGTTTGCGACTGAGACTTTTGCTGTTGGTGTTAATATGCCTGCGAAATTAGTGATTTTTAATGATTTGGAGAAGTTTGATAATAATGGTTTGCGATATTTGAGAACAGATGAGTATTTACAAATGAGTGGACGTGCTGGTCGTCGTGGTTTGGATAAATTCGGAACAGTTATTATCCTTCCAACAATGGATCTTCCAAATTATGCAACACTCAAGGGTATTATGAGTGGGAAGAGTCCTTCAATTAAGTCACAATTCATTCCTTCATATCAATTCATTTTGAAGGCTCTTCACAATAATGATTTGTCAATTGATAAGTTTATTGAAACAACTTTGTTCAGCACAGAGACTGATGGAACGATTGGTCAATACAAAAAGCAATTGGATGAGTTGGGAGAAGTAGATGATAATGAGTATAATGAGTTGGATAAAGATCAAATAGCAGAAATTGAGAGGTATATCAGGTTGGAAAGTAAGGTTAATAATAAAGTTATCAAACTTAATAATAAGGATAGGAAGAAAACAGTTAAACAGATGAGGCAGATTGAGGCGAGGGATTATTTCAAATCTGTTTACAATGTGGTTACCAAATTGGAGAAGGAAGTGGAGAAAAGGGATGAATTGAAAAGGAAGATTGATTATCAAAAGAATTTTGTTTTAAATGATGTTGAAAAAATTGTGAATATTCTCAGAGATGGTTATCTTGACGAAAATGATAAGTTGACAGAAAAGGGTTTGATTGCAATTGAAGTTAATGATTGTAATCCCCTGATTTTCACAGAGTTAATCCATAATAGATATTTGGAGAATTGTAAATTCGAAGATATTGTTGCGATTTTAGGGGTTTTCATTGATGAGAAGAGCAGGGGAAATTCGTATACAACAATTAAAGATATTCCGAAACAAGTACCAGATATTGTTACCGATTTGCTTTGGTATCTTCAGGATGAATATGATTATATGTTCAAGCTTGAAAAGGAAGCTCAACTGGAGATTCCTATGAATAATGATTATGATTTGAAATTGGATTTTGTTACACCTGCTTATATGTGGGCTAAGGGTTGTTCAATTGCTGAGATTTATGAGGAAACTGATATTTACGAGGGAAACTTTGTGAGAGGGATATTACGAATTAACCGAATGGTTGAAGAGATTTTAAATGTTGCCGAGAACTTAAAATATTACAAATTGAAGAAGATCCTTGAAGGTTATGAAGAAAAACTTATTAGAGATGTTGTTACTGTCAATTCATTATACATTAGTTAATGAATAACTGGTCAATTCATTATACATTGGCTAGTCATCTAATTTCCTGAGTATATCATCGGTTTGTTTAAGAACTTTTTTGGTTTCTTCTTGTATTTCTTTTGTTTCTTTATTTAATTGTTCAAGTTTTTTTGTATATAAAAATTTATCATTTTTATAATAATTATAAGCATGTGTTCCTAGTGATCCACAAATTACACCAAGTGGAAATATTTTGTAAGCTCTGAACATTTTATATTTTAGCTTGATATATTTTTTTACACACATATGAAGCTAATTAAAAACATTTATTATTTTTTAAGAGCATACACTCAAGATCGTTAATTTTCAGTGTCTGAAAAAAATCACCTTCAATTACTTAAAGAAGTGCTAGTTATTTTAAGTAATTAAAATATTATGGAAGAACCAAAATTTCATTATCATAAAGATTTACCTAAGATAACACCAACTAAAAAAAAATTTTTAAGTGAACAAGTAGAAAGAATTAAGAGAATGCCACAGCCTGAGCAGAGATCGCAAGATTGGTATGATTTCAGGGATCAGAGAATTACGGCTTCTGATTTTGGGGCGGCTTTAAATATGGGGCATAAATATGATTATAATGTTTTGAAGAAAAAGGTTGTGTTAGATCGTAAGTTTTTTACAAGTGCTGCTATATTACATGGTATTAAGTATGAGGATGTTGCTATTTCTATTTATGAACATAGAAATAAGGTCGTTGTTCGAGAGTATGGTTGTATAGCTCATCCAGTACATAATTTTTTGGGTGCATCACCTGATGGTATTACTGATGATGGAATTATGGTTGAGATTAAATGTCCATCATCAAGAGAAATTACTGGAGTAACACCAGAGGGTTATTGGTGTCAGGTACAGGGTCAGTTGGAGGTTTGTGAGTTGGATAGGTGTGATTTCTTGGAATGTAAAATTGTTGAGTATGATAGTCGTGATGAGTATTTGGCTGATAATTATAATGGTGATTATTTTTACAATAGTTTGGGAATGGAGAAGGGAGCTGTTGTTGAGTTTTTTGACAAAGAAAAAAAAAAACAGTTTTATTCCTACATGCCGATTGGAATGAGTGGTGAAGAGATTGATGCTTTTGCTGCTAAAGAAGAGGCTAAATATGCTGGTGATTCGAATATTATTTATTGTGGTGTTGATTATTGGAAGTTAGAGAGGGTATCTTGTGTGCCTATTTATAGGAATCAGGAGTGGTGGCATAATGTTGCTTTGCCGAAGTTGACTCAGTTGTGGAATGACATTGTTAGGTTTAGGATAGAAGGTATTAATGCTATGAATGATCATATTATAAGGATTAAGGAGGAGAGGAAACAGAGGAAATTGGCTGAGAAGGTTGTGAAGAAATTACAGAGAAAAAAGCCAGAGAAGAAGAAAGTTATGATTCCTACGACTATTCATGATTTTGTTGGGTTAAAGGGTGATGAAACTGATGAACAGAAGAATAAGTTGTTGAATGGTGAGTTTATTATTATGGATGGTGAGAAGATTGATATTAGTGATTGTGAGATTTTCGGTAATAAAAAGACAAAGAATCATGAGAGTAAGGTTATTGATAATAGTATGGTTTTAGATTCAGGTAAGTTTAGTTTTTCTAACAAAAAGTTTTATAAGGAGAAGAAGAACAATAAAGAGGATAATTATGGAGAGGTGTTTAGTAATACTAGGAGGACAAGGCAACCTTTGAAATTGCCGACTGTTGATGATTGTATGGATGATGAGAATGAGGATGAAATTGATTTTGATAGTATGATATCGTTTAAGAATACCCCAGCTTTAAAGGAGAAGATGTTGGGTGATCGTATTTTGAAGAAAAAGGAATTTGATTATAATAAAATTCCCTCATTTAAGAATAGTCGAAAGAGTACGTTTAAACAGGCATCTAAATTAGAGGTTTTTGGAAATAATCGGCCGAAGAAGATTAAGATTGTGAAAAGTAAAGAGGAGAAAGTTATAAGTCAAGGCAAAAAAACAAAGAAAATAAAGATTAAACGTGAAAAGAAAGTTGTTGAGACTATTGATCTGAGTTCCTTATTTTAAGAAAAAAGAAACCATTTCATGAGTTCACTTTTCTAAGAAAAAAAAAAATGAATATTATTTTGTTATAAATTTGAAAATCTTGAATATTGATTATGGATGACAATATTCAAGGTCCTGTAACAAATTTTAAAGGTAAATACGGTCCAAAGACAAGAACTGAAAGTCCGTCTTTTGTGAGATCAGATAAGTTTACGATTCGATCTCCGAGTATTTCTCCTTTGGGTACTCCTCAAAAATCACGTAATAAAGGTAGGGTTTTACCCGCTGACAGTATACGTGATTTGAATTCTATTACAGAGTTGATGGTCAAAATGGATCAAAATGTAACTAATTTTGAGGAGAGAAACAAAAAAGTTCATGCAAAGCTTCTTACAAAGATTAGTACTTTGGAAGAGGAGAATCGTAAATTGGAGAAGAAAATCAAGAATAACAAAGATGATATTAAACATTTTCGTGGTTTGATTGATAAAAATCGTGAACAAGTTGAAAAGGTATCGTTTGTTTGTATTGTTTCTTAAATGCGGGGTCGGACATAGTCCGATCGGATGGCTTTTAGCCGTCCGACCCAGCTTCGCCTTTGGCGATTGACCCTTTCCCTCACTATCCCGAGGAGTGTAGTATAAATTATAACCAACTTGACCAGTTTCGCACATAGTGCGAAGACTGAGCGTAGAGTTTAAAAGAGAGAGGCACTCTCTCTTTATTTATAAAATT